ATACATCTAATATTCGTGGTATAAACAGTCAAGCAACTATTATCGGTTGTAATACGGCAAACATTGATGTAAGTGCGGCATCAGATCACAACTCAATCATCGGATCTACTGCTTGTGATATTTCAGGTAATACTGATATGAGATTGAATCATATTTTTGGTTCAAGTAATGGATACATCTTTGCTGATGGTGTTTCTCGTGATAGGAATTTAATTGTTGGTGTTGATAATGGACGATTGGTAAATCAGAAACAATCAGGTATTCTGATGACCACAGCAGGATTTATCACAGGTACAAGTGCTTCATACAACCATATCGCTTTTTCTAACATAGCAATCATCACTGGTACAACAAGTAATGACCATAACCATATCTTAGCGTCAAATAATTCAAGTATATTAGTAACTACTGGTGATAATAATGGTATTATAGGTTCATCAATTTCAACCATCACAGGAACAACTGGCTCAAGAAATTCTATTCTTTACGCAAGTTCTTCAAGAATCAACAACACTACAGGTTCTAACAACATTATTGTCGGTGGTTCATCTCAGACAATGGATGCTCCAGGTAGTAGTAATAACTCAATCATAGGTGGAACATCTCATAATATGAGTGGAACATCAGCATCAAGTTGGAATACGATTGTAGGTGGTAATGATTGTTGGGTATATGAAACCACAGGTGATTACAACAATATCTTTGGAACAAGATTCGCATCAATTACTGGAGCGGCAACATCATATAATGTAATTCTTGGGGGTAATAGCACTCAACTTTGGGATGGTTCTAATAATGGAATGTTAGGTGGAACATCATCAACCATTCAAAGTGGTAATCATACCATCGGTATTGGTCTTTCAGGTAGAAGTATTACCTCACCTTTGGCTAAAACCACTTATACTGAAAATGATTATACCTTCGCAACCAAGTCATTCGGAGTTGTAAATGCTGGTGCGGTGTCAGGAACGATAGATGTGGATTTATCACAGGGAACACTCTACTATTTTGAGATCACGGGTAATACTTCTCCAAACTTTATCAACTGGAGAGAAGGACAACAAGTTCAGTTTTGGGTATTCAACAACGGAACTTATTCTGTTCCAACAATTACCATAAGTGGTGGGGGTTCAGTATATGCTAAAGGGGGATCGGTGAATCCAACCAATAATGCAAGAACAGGATACTATGGAACTATTGTAAATGGTGATATGTATTTGGACGAACATACCAACTTTATAGCAGTTTAAAATATGATTTACGCATATCAAGGACAAAATAATCAACTGGCAGTAACTGCATCAAGAAATCGTTTAGATACGGCTTCGGATGTATACCTATGGTCGGTTACTCATAAGCTGTCATTTCAATCTTGGAAATTTATACCTTATGTAGTAACCCCTTCAGTTGATTATGAACCTGGTTATAATTTATTCTGTGTAAATATTGATGATTCTACCCCTCAGGTATTAACAGGAGCTACGGGTTGTACAGGAACAAGTATCACCAATGTTCATCTTATTCCTGGTGAATATTTTATAACCATTTACTCACAGACAAGTCCGTCTAACCTTAACCCTAACTTAACAACTGAAATAGTGGCACAAGACCTGATGGTTGTAGTAGGAACGAACGCAAATAATCCAATTACATATAGTGGAGACACAGATGTATTTATAATGTATAACCCCGATAATGACTGATGAAAATAGATAGATTAGATTTCGGTATGGCTCCGATGGAGCGTTTTATAGAAAAGATCAACAGAAACGAAGTATTCGTTCGTTTTGGTGTTGATAATATGGAAATTGAAAAATGGTATGATTATATTGATTTTAGTCCTATTCACGCTGCGTGTGTTAGAAGTAAAGTAGACAACGCTGCTGGTAGAGGGTTCGTAAAGGATTATAAGATCAACAACAAACAAACCCTAAATGATGTTGCAAAACAGATATTTTATGAGTTTGTTGTAACAGGTAATTTATACCTTGAAATTATTTGGAAAAACAACAGAGCCGATGGTATATCAGGATTTCATATTATACCATCAAAATTTATCAGAGCAAAGGCTCCTGAAAACTATGAGTTAGTTTCAGATAAATTTTATTATTGTCGTGATTGGGCGAATTGGAAAAAAGCGGGTATTGTAGAGTTTGTTGAATTTAATCCAAATAACTACACGGACAGACAACTAATTCACATCAAAAATTACGCACCAGGTTATTTGTTCTATGGTGTTCCTGATTATCTATCTTCAATGTTGGATATTCAACTATCAAGAGCCATATCTCAGTTCAACCTTTCAAATATTTCCAATGGAGCTAGCCCCTCAATGTTCGTGCATTTCCCGATGGAAGCCCCAGATTCACAGAACGAACAAGAAGACATCCTTCGTAGATTGGAAGAAAGATACAGAGGAGCTCAGAATGCTGGTCGTATAATTGTATCATACGGAGAAGCACCTCCTACGATTGAACAGATCACTCCTACGATGCAAACAGGGGGTTATGCAGAGATATTCTCGTTGGTTCGTGAAAACATCCTTGCAGGTCATAAAATCGTTGATGGATCAATCATTGGTCTCCCAAGTCCAACAGGATTTAATAGTTCAGCAGAGCAATTAGAAACCACCTACAAACTATTTATGAATACATCAGTTAGACCAATGCAAGATTTCATCTTAAGAGAGTTAAGACCTATTGTTCAACTGATTTATCCTTCGGAACAAATAAATCTTGAAATCCTACAAAACCAAGCTCTATGATCTACAATGTCCTTTTAATCACAGAACAGAAACTCAAAGACAATACCCCTATCAATGAGAATGTTGATACGAGTGAGCTTCGTTTTTCAATACAAATGGCTCAGAATATCTTCCTTCAGGAAACTTTGGGTACTCGTCTCTACAATTTCATCTTGGATCTTGTGGAGACAGGTGATATTGATTTAGCTCAAAATGTGGATTACAAGGAATTATTGAAACAATATATTCAACCGATGTTGATCCAATATTCATACTATCTAGCATTAGATAATTTTTGGGTCAAGTTTGTGAATATCGGTCTACAGAATATGAGATCAGAACAGGGTACTCCGATTGATTTAAAGGGTCTTACATACCTTAAAAGTAATGCAAGGGACAATGCTCAGTTCTTGGACAATTTGATGAGAAGATACTTGGTATTTAACTCTTGGAAATTTCCACAATACACAGTTACAACTAACAATGGTCAGTTGATTCCTGAATTTGGTGGAGCCTTCAAAACCCCAATCACCTTACCACCAGCTGGTAGATCCACATCAAGAAATGCATCAGGATTGAATTTGGGTGGATACGGATCTGGTTATGGGTATGATTGTCCATATCCTTGGTGGTACGGGGGAAGAGGTTCAGACGAGTAATTAATCCTCAATCTCCCAACTTTGTGAAAATTCTTCGTTTTCAAACAACTGAGTTAAACCAGTGATTTGATACAATCGTAGTACTTCATCGGCATCCATTCCAAGTTGATTAGCAATCTTTTCATTAGTCCAATTTCTGCGTTTAAGTTCAACAACAATATCAGACATTGCTGTGATGCTGTGTTTTCCTCTTGCTCTGTTGTGTCGGATTGTTGCAGCCATTCTGTCTGCCTTATCTTCACGATCTGTGTTGATTGTAACTACAGGTAGATAATCAAAGATTCGTTCTTTAATTTCAGGTATTTCTTTACCAACTCTATTTCGGTGAAAACCATCAATTACTTCTCTGATGTTATCTTCACCTTTCATAGTAACGATTGGTTGAGTATATCCATCCTCAGATATGGAAACTTTTAGTAGTTCCATTTCAGGTGGAGCAACACTATTTGGGTTATAGTCATTAGCTTTAACAGAATCATTTTTAACCCATAATACACAATCTACGGGTTCATTCTTCAATGGTGAGTTATTATGTAGTGCAATCTTAAATTGATTGATTGCTTCAATCTTTTCAGGGATAGTTAGATCCTGCAGATATTGTTCAATTTGTTTGATGATGTGTTCCATTATGCTAATATACCCCAATCTTTTCGTTTTTGCTGCATCAGTTTCATATATTTTTCATAAGCTGATGATTTTGTTATGGAGAAACCAAGATTACGACACCAATAATCGTTTCGTAATAATGTTTTTGCGATCTGTCTCCAAGAAGGTACTTGACCAAGTTGTTCTTTTTTCCAATCATCTTGATCAGGAATTGACTCCCAACCTCTGTCTTTATACCACTTGATATATTTTGCAATTTTATTTTTGTAATGTTCTGCAGTTTGAGGGGGGATAGTATCCAAAAGATGTTTTGAGAATGACTCCCAAGTATGTCCATCAGGTAGTGATATTTTAGTATTACCTAATACATTTCCTTTTTCTTCACTATAAAGTGATCCTGAATTAACTCCTTCCATTCTTGCAACTAATTTGCTCCAAGTATGTGGTTCAAGGATGTGATATATCCATAGGTTCTTTCTTGCTTCATCACCGAAGGGTTCATCAATTCTCATTTGGTGGATTGTTAATCCTGCTTGATACATACGATCATAGATGGTGTTGTATTCTTTTTTTGTTTTAGCAAAATATGTCCAAATGTCTTTTGCTTTCCAATCGTATAATGGATAAAAATTGTATAGAGTATTGGATATACCAACAGAGTATTTTTTATTATTAAAACGATTTACATCACTTCTGGCTATGGTTCTAAAACGATTGAGTGACTCTTGAGCCCTCAATCCAACGAAACAAGCTGTAGGTTCACCATTAGAATACCATTGACCAAACAAGGGGACAAATTCTTCAAAGGTGATATTGTTGAAATAAAATGGAAAGTATTTTGGATCGGTGATTGTATTTGTTTTTTCTTTTTCACGAGTCCACAATTTTTTCTTGTTTTCGTCCCAACTCTTCCAAGTCGGTTCATACATAGAAGTTGCATTATTGGTTAGGATTTCAATTTGAACCCAATAAGGAATAATGTTGTCTTGATACTTGTTAAACAACTCACGAATATGATTGATGGTTGTCTCAAACTGACACTCCCAATCAATAAACAATACACCTACTTTTGTATTCCTTTTTTGTGCTTCAGACATAACTGAATGCAATAGAACAGTGGAATCTTTACCACCTGAAAAACTTACATAGATCTTTTTGAAATTATCAAAGACATACGATATTCTTTCTTGAGATGACTCAAAAACATTTTTATCCAAATACTTTCTTTCCATACAACAAAGATACGAAATTATTTGATTGTATTCTGTTTGTTCTTTACATATTCATCAATCTTTTCAAGACGATCACCGATTGATTTATCGTATCCATTTTCAACATATTCTTCAATTACTCTACTAATCAGGACTACATCCTTGATTTCAATGCAGTAACCGCAGTTATTTGCCCATTCGGTAACAAACTTTAAACTTGATTGTGCAACGATCTGTTGCTCCTTATTTCGTGCCATAATTCTGTTTTTGATTTAAGATTTTGTTTTGAGTGATTTGTTCAAGCTCTTCACGGAGCTCTCTTTGTTTAGATGGAAACACAGGTAGTGTCCTACTAAACTCTTGTTTTGATTGTGCCATTTCAATGAGTTTTATATACTATAAATATACGAAATATGATTTTTTAAATCAATTATTTTTTCTTTTTTTTCTTACTAAAAGCAAGTGAATTAAGGTAATCTACTTCAGCGTCAGTGAAAAAAGATTTCGGGGTTGAGGTCTTGGTTTTCATAGTGTTTATCGTTATTAGTCCTACA